TGGCAATCAGAACGTGCCCCTGCTGCACTTCGGGAGTTCCGCACGCTTCAAGGTTGCGCAGGTCGATGATGCGGTCGGAAGCGTGTGGCGCCCGCCAGCCCGTCTCCGGGTCGGCATCCCAGACCATTTGCCCAAGCAGGTAGTTCATCAGTCGTCGATCATCACGGCGCCAGGTGCCGTGCTTATGGTGAAGGTCCAGTCGAACCACATCTGCATCGATCCGCGAATGTGGCCAGGACCGCCGATGTTTCTCTTTCGATAACTCGGGTCTTCAAATCGCACTTGATAGACGGTGCTCATGTCGGCGCTGTTGGGAACGTAGTAGATATCGTCGGCACGGCCAGCTCTATACATGTCCTTAAAGGCTTCGTTCTCGTCCGCAGGGAATCGCACGTTGAGTTCGTAGACATCCCGCTCGAAGAACAGCGTGCCGTAGCGTTCGCCGCCCGTGGTGACATTGGTGTTGACGTCCGCCATCACGTCGCCCGGGTTTGAGTCCCAGCGAATGTTGCGGGGCAGCAGCGTCAGGTCGCCGATAACTGTCGGCAGTGTGGTGGACCAGCCAGGGAGTCCCATTAGCGGGTAACGATGGCCCCTTTCAGGCCGAAGACGCGTCGCGTGATCTTGGTTGCGAGGCCGCCCTTGTCGAGTTCCAGTTCGTGCAGGAATTGATCGAGGTTGTTGACGCCGTGCAAGTGGAAGACGATACCGCCGGGCCCGACCGTTACGCTCGGCGCAGGCGCCATGGCCGGCGCAGACTCTTCAGACTTCCCGAGGATCGCCGCGATCGCCGCCCCCATTGAGGACTTGATCTCAGCGGCGACCGCGGCATTACTCTCCTGCGGTTTTCCGAACATCTTCGAGATGGTTCCTGCCAAGACTTCCGATCCGTCGCCAGAGCGAGCCGCATCCATCTTGGCGCGGATCTGATTCAGCGGCATGACGACTTCGCCGGCGTGGGCCATGACAAGGCCGGACTTCTTCAGCAGCCCGCCCAAGGCTAGACTCGGTATCTCTCCGGCAGTCGCCGCGGGAATCGCCTTGGCAGAGAACTTTTCAACAGCCATGGAGAAATCCGAGACTGCGGTGGTGAACGGGGCGAAGTCGGGTCCACCAGAAGACGCTGCCGCATTCATTAACTGCCCCGTGGCCGGGTCGATGTATCCGGGTGTCCGCTCGATCGCGATGTGTGGTGCCAAGTCCCTGAAGCGCTCGGCCATGAACGTGTTCAGGTTGGCCAGCGCCCCGGTTGCGGCTTTGGCGAAGTTCTTATCGACGGAACTGGTCTGAGCGATCTGCGCCTGCAGACCTTCCCATACATTCGAGATGATCTTTTCTTTGTTGATCGCGCGCAGGGTCGGATCGTCAACGATGGATAGAACCGATTTGACAAACTTGTTCTCTATGTCCGAGAGAGCGTCCTGCGCCTTCTGGCCAGGCTTCAATCCACCCTGAACAACGTCAATCACCTTACCGGCCGCGTAAGCGTAACCTTCACCTGGCAGGCTTCCGCCCATTCCACCGAACATGCCGCCCTGCTGGCCCGCAGTGCCGCCCCCACCGAAGAGTCCGCTGAGGCCACCCTTTCCGAAGATGCGCTCTGACCAGGGCCCCTCGCCGCCAAAGATCCCGCCAAGTCCACCCTTGCCGAAGATGCCGCCGCCCTCTTTGTTGAAAATCCCGGCCAGGAGTCCACCGAGCAATCCGCCATCTTTACCGCCGCCGAGTAAACCGCCTAGCAATCCGCTAGTCGATTCCTCTGCATCCTTCGTGGCCGTCTTCACACCGAACAGCAGGCCAGACGCCCACTTGCCTGCCTCTTCGCCGATGCCCCTCAGCTGATCCTTAAACGGCTTAAAGAATCCGTCTAGGAAGGACCGGCCCATATCCTTTGCCGTGTTCTTCGCGACGTCGCCGAGGCGTTTAAAGCTAAAGTCAAAGTCAACAATCATGTCGACCAGTTCGTCAGAGATGCGCGCGAAGGACTCGCCCCAGCTGCGGCGCAGGGTCTCCGCGCGCGATGCCTGGTCCAGCGTCTTCCGGGTCAGGCCATCAAGCCCGACGCCGAGTTCCCGCGCGCGCTCGAGCACGTCTTCCATGCGAACGCCGAGTGCCGCTTCGATCTGCGCGGTGGTCTTGCCTTCCTTTTGCAGCCTGACCATGTCGGCGGCCAGTTGCCGGACTTCGTCGGCTTGTTCTGTGATCCGGTTGGTGATCTCGCCGCGGCGCCGGATCTCGTCGATCTGCGCCTGCGCTGCAGGACTTCTCTTGATCTCAATCTCTGCCCCGCCAAGAATGTCGGCGGCCGGTCCCATCTTTCGGAAGGCTTCCCGCTCTTCCTCCATCTTCGTGGTGACTTCAGCCCATCCAGCAGCGATGCCAGCCTGCGCCGCCTGGACTTCCTTCATCCAAGCCACCTGCTTGGCAAGGTCGAGGACGCTTTTATCTATCTCGAACCCGTGGTCGCGCTGTGCCTGGGCGGCAGCAAGGATCTGATCGCCATAGGCGTTAATGATGTCGGCGTCCGTCACGCCCTTGACTGTGGCGCGGATGTCTTTTAGTTTTTGGTGCCACTCGTCTGCAGGACGCAGCGTGTCGCTGAACGCTTCGCTAAGCGCCTTGAGTCGCTTGGCCTCTTGATCGGCCTCGTCGCCTAGCCCACCCAGCGCTCCTGCGCCTCCCGGCTTCTTCTTCCGCAGTTCGGGGTTGCCCTTTTCGAATGCCTCGAGTGCCGCGCCTGACAGTGTTGGCGCCAGCCGTTCAAACTGTTTCGAGGATGGCGGGATATACGACTGCAGTAAGTCGCTAGCTGCGTTGAGTCCTTGGCCTATCGCGCGAACTGGAAGGAATCCATTAATGAAGGAATCCCACGCAAGTTGAGCGCGTTCGCTTTTGGAACTGAAAGAGTCCAGCCATTCGCCTATTTGCCTAAAGAATCCAGAGATTACCGGAAGATCAGAAACTAGAGTGTTGACGCTGCTGGCAAGATCGGAGAAGAACGTGACGACTTCACGCGCGACGATCTTGGCCCAATGGCCGGCTAGCTCTGAAACGACAGAAATGAATCGCTGAAACGCGGCAGCCGTGTCCATGACGACCTTCGTGTATCCGGTCCAGTCGGAGATTTGCTTGGTCAGGTAGATGGCGCCGATGAGGCCACCGACCTTAGTAATCACAGGCAGCAGTTTGGTGAAGGCGGTGCCGACCGCGGACACCTTAGCCCCGAGAAGAGTGAATAATGCAGATGCCGTGCTCGCCGACTTTCCAGCGGTTAGCACCTTTGCCTGCGCCAGACTGATACCTGCCGATGCTGCGGCAATTTCGGCCGCTGCCAATGCCGGCGCGGCTTTTGTCGCCGCGACTGACGCCGCGACTGCTGTCTTGTATGCGATGACCGAAGTCATCGCGCTCTTGAACCCTCCAGCGATCAGCGACAGCCCGGAGACAACTTTCGGCGCCATCGTGGCAACGCCAGAGAGTCCGACCAGGAGTCCCCCGGCTCCAACAAGCGCGGCTGATGTCTTCGCTATCGCTAGGGTCAGTTCTGGATGGGCCTTGGTCCACTTCGACGCCGCCGCGATCCAGTCGTTCGCCTTGTTAACGAGTTCTGTTAGCTGAGGCAGGAGTGCGACGCCGACGGCATTGGCAAAGCCCTGCATCGCCGCCTTGGTCTCAGCAAGCGAATCGTTGAACTTGTCGCCGAGTTCGGCCTCGGCCCTGGACATGGAAATGCCGAACTTGTCGGCCTGCTCCCTGGCCCTACGGAAACCTTCCGAGCCTTCGTTCAACAGCGGAATCATTTCGGCGCCGGACTTACTGAATGCCCGCTGCGCCAGCGTGGTCTTAAGGGCGCCATCCTCCATCTGCGCGAACTTGTCGGCAATCTCCTCCATAACGGCGGAGTTCGTCTTCATGTTGCCCTGGGCGTCCCTGACGGAGATGCCAAGCGCTTTGAAGGTCTTCGTCGCTTCCTTGTTGCCGGTGGCCGCGCCGACCATCTGCTTACCCAGGAAGTTGACGCCCTTGGACAACGTTTCAAAACTGGTCCCGGACTGGTCGGCCAGCAGCTTGAACGACGCCAGGGATTCTGTGCTCATACCGGTGCGCTTTGACGCATCCAGCAGCGCATCGCCGAAATTGGCTGCCGATTTCGCCATGCCCAGAAGAGCGCCGCCGACGAGAGTCCCGGCGACGGCCAGGCTCTTCCCGACCGCACTGGTGACGTCTGTGACTGGCTTCAACGCCTTCTGGAAGGCCGTCACCTCTTTCTGAGCCTGCTTGAATCCCGCAGTCCAGCCACTGACGTTGACCGTCAGCATTCCGGTGAGGGAAGATACTTTCGCTGCCATTTACCGCTTACCGCCAACCATGGCTTTTTCGATATGTTTTGAAAACAACTGCGCGCCTGTCTCTATTGCTCGATCCGCTTCCTGCTCGAATGCCGGATCAAGGAACGGCTGCTTCCGCGGAACACCGATCTCCGGGAAGAGTCCGTAGAAGGCTTTCATGGAAGGACCGATCAGAACCGATACGCTGAATCTGTCATTCAGTTGGCCGGCCCCACTGATAATGATGTTCCGGCTCAAGGTTCCGGTAAGAACTGGCGCCAACTCCCCCGCGCGACGGCGGATCGGCTCGGCCATCTCGCGGGCGAACTTATTCAGGACCTTCTCCTGCTTCGAGTAATCCAGCCTCTCGAAGTCCCGCTTGAGTTCCGGAAACCCGGACACATCAAAAACTTTGCTCACGTCGTCTTTTTGGCTTTCTTCTTCCGAGGCTTGCGCTCGGCCGCTTCAAACACGGCGCGTATTTCGCGCGGGGTCTGGATGTGCTCTGGACGCTCCTCGCGAATGGCCGTCATGAAGTCATAGGGTTCTTTGAAGGGCGCTTCCTTGGTCTTGTTGGCGTTGTAAATCATCGACGCCACAAGCCTGTCTCCGAATGGCTCTAGCCGGAAGTACGCGACCCAGTACAGAAACTCCTCCGCCGACATCCGCTCCATCATTTCCTCGCGGATCATGTGGAGGTGGGACGCCAGGCGAAAGGAGAAGACTAGGAAAGGGTCGCGAAGGAGTTTCCCTCAGCGTCGTCTGGCTCCGCCTCGACCTTGGGACCGAGGCCGTTCTCGCCCTCGATGTGACGGCAGATCGCGATCAGCGCCTCAAGGGAGAACGTCTTTTCGATAATGTCAAGATCGTCGTCGCCGAAAATCCGATTCCCCTCTTCGTTGACGACGCTGAGCACGACCAGCAGAGGCCGGTTCACTTTCCCGGACTTCTCGTACTTGATGATCCGCTCCAGCTCCTTCGCGTTCAGTTGCTGGAGCCGTACGTGGATCTGCTTGTCTGGGGAAACGAAGTCGTAGAGCTTGCGCTTCCCCCAGTTGACGATGTCTTCACGCGTTGCAATCTTCAAACTCATGAATCTCCTCTATGGCAGTTCCGCATAGGCGATGCTGCCGTCAATGGCGAACTGGAAAACGATTTGCTGCGGGTCGTTCGGGGCGATGGTTCCGCCGTCGTCATCCAGCGGAATTGCCGTTAAGGTTTGCTGGAAGGACGGATCGTCTTCAAATGCGGGATAGATGACGCGGATGGGAAATTCCGTCAACGCGATCAGGCTTTCAACGAGAGCCATCGTTTCGGACGTGCGCCACATCGTGATGGTCGGCTGCTTGCCGTCCTTCAGTCCGCGCGTGTATTCCATCGACTCGTCGGGGCTGTCCAGGGTTGTGATGTCCACCCGTGGCCTGGTTCTACCAATGCCCGTGATGTTGACGACCTCGGGAATCTGCGTGAACACTGGCGGGCTCGCAGCGCTGCCCCAGTAGATTTTGACCCCGTACCCAATTCGACCCTTGGATTCAGTTCCGGGCATTGTGAGTTACCTCCTCAAAAGTGACGTGAAATGAAAAAGGCCCGCCGGATGGCGAGCCTCAAAGCGAACAGAAAATTAACAGCACCGATTTAGCTGGGCGGCCTCTCGGCGTGATAGACCTCAGCGATCGATTCGACGATTCGCATCTGAGTCACGATTCCGTTGTCGCTGAAGCCCAACTTGTGGTCAATCCGGTGGATGAATAGCGACTCCGCTGGCGATGCTGAATTCGCGACTGACCCCCTGAACCCGTGGATGGCATCATGCAGAAACCCGTGGACGCGCTTGCAGGCTCTAAAGCTTTGCGTGTCGGTGGCCATGGAGACGAACTGGATTCTGGTGATAACCAACCCGCTGATCCCTCTGCTGTCATCCGAGAGGTTGCTCTCGCGCCGGTCATCGTTAAGGCTATAGACGATGGCTGGCGTGGCAGAGGCTTGCGGCGCCTCGTCAGGAGTAAACCTGGTCCCGATAAGGGCAGACAGCGGCGCGTATTGCAAAGCCAGCAACCGGACGGCAGCCTCAACGCCGAGCATTAACGGATCTCCGAAACCTCGATATGGATCTCGTCGCGACGGCCAATGACGTCCGCCCCTGTAATTCGGAAACGCCGAGTCACTGCCGGGCTTGTACTGTGGTCGATGATGTAAAGCACGCGGTAGCTTTCCGAAAGGATCTGGACGTTGATGGCACTGCGATACCGAAGCCGGAAGCGTGCTGTCGTCTCGGCGTGGCGCTTCTCACGTTCCGGAAAGGCCCTGCCGCCCAATGGTTCATAGGCACACCGAACGTTTTCAAATTCGTTGACCGGGAGTTCCGTGAGTTCGCCTTCGTCGTTCTTCGGACCATCGGGGTCCGGTAGCCGTTGCAGCGTCATCAGCCGGTCCAGTTTGCCCGCCCCGCCTTTAAACATTTACTTTTTACTCGGCGGGGCGGGTTGGGGCGGTGGAACTGGCCAGCGATA